TTTGTCCAATAGAACGTGCAACTGAACAGTTGGGGTCTAATGTTTGGTCAACACATATTTCTTTAATAAATTCGTCTCTTGGACCTAAATCAACAAATGTAGTTGGTCTATTTAAATTATTTGGGTCAAAATTATAACCATCAAATGATGCCGACCTATAATATAATTTACCTTGTCCAACCACTAAACGAGCAATATTTCTACAATAATGTGCAATACCTTCAGCACCTGCCTGTACTGCACGTGATAATTTTTTAATTTTTAATTGTGGAAAATATAATGAACCTGATAACCAATTGTCCATGAATCCATAATTTACAATTCCGCCACAAAATAAAGTACCAACACGTTTTCTTCTATACCATTCTAATAATACACCTGTTAATTTTGATGGTTTTTGTGTACCAGGTATAATATAAAAAATACCATTTCTAAATTCACTTCTTCCACTTGGGGTAGCAGGTCCACCTTGATATCCCCATCCATGACAACCAATATCTCTAACTCCTGTTGAAATTGGTCCAAAATTACCTGTATCACCGGCATTTTGTGTATTAATCGGGTTGCTCAATGAAACGTTTGTTCCGCTTGCATAAATCGCCGTTGAAATTAATTCGTAATTTGTTAATCCTACTAATGAAGGTACATATTTTCTATGGTAGTTTTCAGGAAGTCCACCTGTACCACTTCCCCAACCATTATTACAATCGGGATATGCATATGTTTTATTATTACTATTATCAACAATAAAATAACCTGTCGCCAAACTATCATCATACAATAAATCATATAATGAACAACCATTTTCTGTGTAAAACTGATTATTGTTTGTCCCACCACCGATTGTTGATGTTTCACTTGAACATTCAACACACTCAGGATAATTAATTAAACTAAGTTTTGTTGTGTTATTAATTTGAAATTCATCTAAATTATCACGTAATGGTCTACCCGAATTGGTGAAACTTATTGTAACTTCAATAACACTATTAAAAACTAATGTTGCAATGTTTAAGAATTGTAATGTTAAAAATTTAATAACAAAATCTAATGCTAATAAAAAATCTGCAATCAATAATGTGAAAGTATAATTCTTTTTACCAAAATTTGTTGGTGGTGTTAATTTATCACCACAGTCTTCTTCTTCGGCCGGATGTGCCTCATTAATATTTGCAAACCCTACTGTACCAATAGTATTAGAACCTATAAAATGACTATGGAATGACGATACTGTATAAACTTTATTATAATTAAATCTATAAAAATAATCTTTTGGGTAGTATTCACCATTCAAACTATCTGTCATTAAACTAATTGCACTTTGTGGATAACCACTCCATTCAGTACCAAAATAATATGAACTATCATCAATTACACCTTCATTATTATATTCTCTGATATTTGGAACCAAATAATCTGCGTTTGCTCTAACTCTATCCAAACCATTATCGTTCATGTTAAATCTTAATCTATAACAAGCCGATGTTGGTACTCCTTTATTTGGGTCATTAGTAATTTCATTTTCACCAAATTCATTTGTAAACAGATAGTCCATATTCATATCCAAAGGAAATACAAATGAACCATCATCTGGCACATCTTCATGTAAATCTACTTCTTCGATTATAGGTAAATTGTTTGAATTTTTTTGTGGGGTATAACGTAATGCTTCAATTTTAGCTGATTTAGCTTTCATGTCACATTTACGTCCCATTTTTTGACGAGGAGTACAGTTTTTATTAACTGAATTTTTCTCCACATCCGTAAAAATACCACCCATCAAAAATGCTTTAGGTTGTATTTTAATTCCTTTATCGGACAAATCAAAATCCGTTCTTGTAATTCCAATATCACATAAATCTACATTACCCCAAAATGGATAAACCTCAATCATTTTATCAAAAGAAACAATTTGAGGTAAAGAATTTAAATCTTCAGAGGGTTTGAAAGTGTATTTATTTTTAAAATTATCTACACCCTTACCTTGTCTAATAAAATCATAAGGTCTTAAAGAAAAACAACCTATATCAGATAAATCCACATCAACATGAATTGTTTGTTGTCCCAATGGAACACCCCAAATCATAAAGTCACCTGCGTTATTGGTTTTAACTGTATATGAGTAATAATTTTCATATACTTCTAATATTTCTTCTCTTGTTAAAATATCTTCTTGGTCAGGAAATGTACCCGTTGGTGAATGACCACTATGTTGTTGTCTTGCGGGTAATAAATTATATCTATAATTGTTTTGGTCTTTATCTGTAATTGAAGTATATGGATATAATGCAGATATAACAGGGTCATTAACGTGTACATCCTTTAAAGGAACAAATATAGACACTCTTGCGTTTGGTATGCCTAAACCATTGTTTACTGAAATACGTCCACAAACTACCCCATAATCGGAGCACAACGATGTATATACGTCTTGTTGGCTGAATTTTAATGACAAGATTTCCAATAAGTCGTAATCTTGTTTTAATTCAACCGTAACCAACTGGTCTTGACCGATATTTGTTGAAATTCTATGTGATTGCATCATTGTTATAATAAATAGAAACTAACTGATTTTCTATTATTATAACGAAAAAACTTTTTAATATGTAGTGGTACTAAGAGATTTAGTCCTTACCATAATATCCACATTTGGGAATCTAATTTGATATATTTGATTAGATAACATGAATATTGTCATATCAGATTGTAAAATTTCTTTTGTGGTATTATCAACATACGCTTGTGCAACTTGAGAACTTGAATATTGTCCTCCAATTTGATTATAAACACGAATATCAATTACGTTTACAACACCTTGAATGTTACCAATTGTTTTTGATAAATCACCTACAAATAAAGGGTCTCCCATTTTTCTTTTTGTAATATCAAAGAAACTTGTTGTTCCACTAATAACCGACCTAACAACGTCAGTTGGTGTTACATTCTTATCTATGTGTAAATCAATCTGTAATGATAAGTCAATAACTTCCCCACTTTCAATATCAATATAATCATTTATCATTCTATATTCAGATAGATAATTTAGAATATTGTTTTTCAACGTATTTGAAACTGTATCTGTTAGATTACCATATTGGTCATATGATATTAATTTAATTCTTACTTTGTTATCTTCTTCCATAACATTAACTTTAGCAGGAGCACCATATGTAGATGGCATTGTCTCAACTAAAGATTTATAATCATTTAACGTAACTGCTCTTTTTTGTGCTGAGAAGTTATAAGCAACCATATTACGAATTTCTTCTATGGTTGGTTGGTCTGCACCACCAACTGCAGGTGTTACGTTTGTTACTCGTAATGAATCAGATACTTGTGAATTATAAGTTGTATTTGGACCGTTAACATTAAATTCAATATTATCCACACTGGTAATAACATTAACTCCTAAATTTGAGTTTTTACCACCACCTACTCTATATTTGATAAACAATGTAGTACCCGCTTTAGGGACCGCACCTAACGACATATTATTTAAATAAGTTGTTAAATTTACCTTCAGATTACCAGTCATATAGTTATCTAAATTTGCTAATGGGTCAACTGTTCCTGCTCCAAATGTCACTGCAAAGTAACCTTCAGGTGTAATTTCACTATAAAATCTATTATCGACTGTAATGTATGTTCCTGCCTTAAAATTATCTTTATCAGATACCGCTGTCGGGTCGGGCACAAAAACTTTATCTTGAATTAACGAATCTACTTCATACCATTTATTTGTTGTTGAAGCAAATTCAGTTGAAGTTGGATTTGTATTAAAACTTGTTCCATCTTTATGTATAGCCGATACTACACCCAAAACATTTTGTTCAGGTAAATAAAGTTTAAGAAAAGGTTTTTGGTCTAATTCTGTTATAACTCTTTTATAAACTCTTGTAACACCATTAACTATAGGTTCTCTTTTTGTTATTGTATATGAAATAAGAGTATTATTTGAATCGAAATTTGGTATTTTTAATCTATTTGGTTCACCTCTATCGTTGAAGGGATTTGAGAAATCAATATCATTAATAGTTTCAAATGTTTGTCCTCCACCTGAAACTTGTGCTCCTAATCTTAGAATACCCAAATATCTTTCATCTTCTTTATCACCTCTTACAGGTACGTTAATAGAAAAATCAGCTAACGCAACTGAAGGTCTGTTACCTGGTACTTTTATACCATATGTTTTAGCAATATGAAATAATGATTGTCTTTGTTGTGCAAAGTCCAACATGGTTTCTTGCCAAACTCTATCAATATGAAAATGTAGGTTATCCGCAACCGCAGCGTTTAAATCCAACATTACTGAAAATATGGACGCATCATTTGTGTTCTGAATTAAATCAGGATAATATTGTGATGTTAAATTAACTAATTCTTGTCTTAAACTGGCAAAATCTCTTGTTGCGTATGATATTTGTTTACTCATCTTAAATGTTTAATATTATAAAATCTGATGATGAAAATGCTCCATTATCAACTGTATAATTTATTTTTACTACTGCAGTGTATGGTTTATCCGCTGCGTCAGATACTCTAAATAATCTTTCGTCTTCATTTTGTGAAAAACTATTAGTTTGATTAGGGTCATCTTCTGCCGACATAACATCAATAGAATTTATTTCTAAATTTGGGATATATTTTTTAACCACATCTCTTATTTCTTCTTGTATTAAATCAAAAGTAACAACATCATTTTGATCAAAAATATATTGATATAATCTTGTTCCAAAATCAGGTAAAAAATATCTACTACCTTTTTTAGTCAATAAAAGATGAATAAGATTTGCTCTTATTTCTCTTTCAGGTGTAGTGGTCATTTTTAAAAACTTACCTTCTAAACTGTCTCTAAATGGAAAATCTATTCCGTATGTTACTGCCATATTGTATAAATATAAACAATACCAAAATGGTTATGTATCTATTTCAAACAAAAAAGTCAGGATTATCTCCTGACTTTTCTATTTTAATTACTCAATTGTTCGTTTAATATCCCCGTATATTTGGTTTTATTGGATAAACCGATTACTCTATCTACCTCAACACCATCTTTTAAAACAACTACAGTTGGGACTGACCTTATACCGTATTTTGTTGCTTCTTCAAAATTATCATCTACATCATATTCTGTGAAGGATACATTTGTAAATTGTGATTTAATTTCAGTTAATATTGGCGCCAATGCTCTACATGGGCCACACCACGAAGCCCCAAATTTTTTAAATTCTACCATAATTTTATTTTTTATAAATACTTATTTTTACAATTATCAAAATGATATATTACCATGTTTCTATGTTTTTTTGCGGTTTTCCCACAATAGGGACATGTTACCATAGGTCTATTTTGATTTGTTAATTTCATTTTATTTTTTCTTTCTTCGGTATGTTTAATACCTTTTAATTTTTTACTAATTTTTTCTTTTACATCATTAGGTCTTTGTGTTCCGTATATCCAATGATTAGTTCCTAATTTTTTTTCTGATTGTAATTTTCTTGTTTCTTCAGAATATGTTACCTTATTATTTTTTCTATATAATTTTAAAGAATTAGATACTTTTTTATAATGTTCAATTAATTCATCTTCGGTATAATTTACTAATGTATAACCGCCTCTAGCGGCATTTTTAATATTGTATGAATTTTCGTCTTTTGCTAAATTATATATTTTTAAAAATCTATCTTCAAATAAAAAAAGTTCGTTATTACTTTTAAATTCTTTCAAATCATATCTAATGAATGATTCCTTACCATATTTTAAAATTGCATCAGATAAAACTAATCCAGAACCTAAATAACCATCTCCATTATGTCCATAATGACTTCCATAATAATATTTACCATTTTTTAAATTTACAGTTTTGTAAAAAATATATTTTCTCATAATAATAAATATACCTAAATGGATAAATTAAACCATTTAGGTATAACAATTATTTATCCTTCACAACTTAAACAATTTATATCGGTTGCCTTTGCTGCAATATCACCACGAAGAACACTTTCAGTTCTCATATAATAAAGTGTTTTAACACCTTGTTTCCACGCTTCTAAATGTACTGCATTAATAAATTTCGGTTCTGCAACCGCAGGAAACGCCAAGTTTAATGATACTGCTTGGTCAATATATTGTTGTCTAATACCCGCTTGTTTTACTAAATCTAATTGATTGATTTCTTTGAATGTTTTGAAGACATCTTTAATTGGTACAATTTTATATTGATTCCCATCTTCAACCTCTTTTACTTCCACAACTTTTGTATCAATAAAACAATAGTCATCTAAGAAATCTAAACCTAATACAGAACCTCCGTCCGCCAAAATTTGATCCCACACTTCTTTTGTATTTTTACCAATCTTACGTAATACTCTTTCTAATTCAGGATTTTTACGAATAAATGTTCCTTTAGATGTTTGTTCCGTAAATACGTTTGCCGCCCATGGTTCAATACCGCTACTAACATTACCACTCAATTTAGAGTTAGACACTGTAGGTGCCACCGCTCTTAAGTGTGTATTTCTCATACCAAAATCTTTACACCATAATGGTTCACCAAATTCTTTAGCCATATCTCTACTTGCTCTTTCAGATTCAATCTTAATTTGAGAGAAGATTTTACGAGTTTCAAATTGCGCTGGTAAACCTTCAAATGGAATACCTTTTTGTTGTAAGTATGTGTGCCATCCTAATACACCTAAACCAAGTGCTCTTCCTCTTTCAGCAGAACGTACAGCATTTTCAAAACCTCTCATGTTTTTTGCTCTTTGGATAAACTCTTCTAATACACCATCTAAAAACATTGTTGATGTGTAAACTAAATCAGTATCTTTCCATTCATCATACTTTGCTAAGTTTAAAGAACTTAAACAACAAACAAATGAATGTTGTTCATCTGTATGTAATACGATTTCAGAACAAATATTTGTCATGTGAACTTTTAAACCATTCTTTTTATACATGTCAGGATTTT